CTTTCAATGGTATTTTGAAAGTGTTGGATACTGCTAAGAGTGGTACTCCTGATGTTGACTTCGCTAACGCTTTCACAGCTTCTAACGTAATCGCATCTCTTGAGACTTTGATGGCTGCACTTCCTGCTACATTAATCGGTGATGCTTCTGTTAAGCTTTATGTAAACAGAAAGACTGCTCAACTTTACCGCCAAGCATTGTCTGCTTTGGGTTACTTGCAACAGTTCAACGCTGCTTCTAACTACCCATTGATGTTCGACGGATATGAAATCTATGTATGCCCAGGTATTCCTGACAACGTAGCATTGTTCGCTAAGCCTGAGAACTTGTTTGTAGGTACTGATTTGACTTCGGATTTTAATGAAGTTAAGGTTGTAGACATGTCTGTAACTGACGGATCAGACAACGTAAGAATGGTTATGAAGTTCCGCGCTGGTACACAAGTAGCAGTTCCTGCTGAGGCTATCTTAGGATTCATGAATCCCTAATTAATACTCCTTTGTTAAAAGAGTGGGTTGGCTATGAGCCGCCCATTCTTTGCAAAGAATATTTCATAATAATAAAAAAAAATTACACACAGATATGAGCTGTCTAACTACCGCTGGATTCCAAATTAATTGTAAAGAAGCAATTGGTGGAATTAAAGCTATCTATCTTGGCGCATACGCAACTTTTGCAAATGACGCTACTATTGATGGCACATCTAACTTAGTTACTGCATTGCCTACAGGTTCAGTTTATGAATTCGAATTGCCTAAGCATACCGGATCATTTACTGAAGAGGCTGCTATCTCTATTGAGAATGGCACAGTATACTATACTCAAACTATCGTTGCCTCTTTCCATGGAATGAGCGCTGCACGTGCACTACAACTTCAAAACATCGCTAAAGGTCGTAACGTATTATTCGTTCAGGACAATAACGATAACATTTGGATGTGTGGATATAAAGATGGTGTTGAGGTTACTGCATTCACTACTCAAACTGGCACAGCCAAGGGTGACCTCGTAGGTTATACCGTTACCTTCACAGGCGAAGAGAAAGATAAGGCATACTTACTTGATCAAGATGCTGGAGATACTCCATTTGAAGACTTCTCTACTGTTACTGTAGTAGCAGGTACATTGTAAACTAAATTGTGCTATCTTTAAAGCATGATTTATTTACTTAAAAATACAGCAGCACAGCTCCTCTACTTGACACTCAAGCAAGGGGAGCTTTTGCTGTCTAATACATACACTCATTATCTGCTTGAGCTAACAAATGAGCAGACACTTCAGAAGCTTTACGCTATCCCTACCAAGGTAGCTGAGAATGATAGGTATACTACCATTCGTATTGGCACTAACGCTAATACACCAACAGCTGCAAGCCTACTAATTAACTATCCTGCAAGGTTTAGTTATATTGTTTACGGGCAAAATAGCAGCACTAATTTAGATCCTACCAACGCGGCAGTAGAAGGGGTAATAGAGAAGGGTTATTTGATAGTAGAAGATATTACTACTCCTCGTTTTACTGAGCCGAATTTAACAATAGATAACGATATTACTTACAATGGATAATATAGCACAGCCATCAGTACCAATGTTAGTTAATTTGGGTGCAGCAATGCCTCAGGAAGCTACCGAGAAAGAAACACCTAAAGGGTGGGTAACACTTGGCGAGGCTAACTTGTTTAGCAATTATCTCATTGATTTGTACTATGCCTCTCCTGTGCACTCTGCATTGACGATGAGCATATCTTTCATGATAGCAGGAAAGGAAATTAAGAGCAATAATCCTGCTGCACAACGTGAGATTGATAGACTTAAATTAAATACCATTCGCAGGCCTATAGCCTTAGATGCTAAGATGCAGGGCGGGTATTACTTAGAGGTGATTTGGTCAGTAGATAGAAGCACTATAGCTAAGATTAACCATTTACCATACGAGAATTGCCGCTTAGCTGTGGCTAATGAAGAGGATATTATACCCGGTATTTATTATTCTAAAGATTGGAGCGACACACGTAAGAAGAAAAACATTCCTGTGTTTATTCCGATGTATAACCCAACAACGAAAGCAGATGAGCCATCTCAAGTGCTATTTGTTGGAGTGATGACGCCAGGTTCTGCTTACTATCCGAAGCCTGATTACTACAGCGCTATTAACTACATCGAAATCACAAGAGATATCAGTGAGTTTTACCGAGCATTCTTAAGCAATGGAATGGCACCGAGCTATTTCTTGCACATGAATAACGGTATCCCTGATCCTGAGGAGCAGATGGCTATTCGCAGAAATTGGGAGACAATGGTGGGTGCTAAAAAAGCAGGTAAGGTAGTATTTACTTTCAACGAGTCAGCTGATAGAGCACCGCGTTTAGACCTTGTGCCTATGAGTGATGCAGATAAGCAGTGGCAAGAACTAAGCGTGCAGTCAAGAGAGAATATTTTAGCGGCTCACCGCGTAACTTCACCTCTACTTTTTGGTATTAGAGATGCAGGCGGCTTAGGTAGCAACGCTGATGAAATGAAGAGCGCTTATCGCATCTTCAACAGAAACATCATTGAGCCTTACCAACAAATTATAACAGATAGCCTTGAAGAAATTTTTAAAGGTATGGGTGTTATTGCTGATTTATACATTGAATCTAATGATATATTCGGCGAAGAAATCACTACAACAACTGTTGCACAAAATGCAACAACTCATCTAAGCGCTCAAAAAAAAAAGACTAATTTAGCCATTCCTGAGTCATTTGAGCCTACTAATGAGATGGCCGCAGAGGCTGAGTTAGGTTTAAAGTGGCGAGATGAATATGGCAGAGGTGGTACTGAAGTAGGAGTAGCAAGAGCACGCGACATTAGTAATAAGCGTAACCTATCTTATGAGACCATTACACGCATGTACAGCTACTTTGAAAGACATGAAGTAGATAAGGAAGCTACAGGATGGAATCAAGGAGAGGAAGGCTTCCCAACAGCAGGCAGAGTAGCATGGCAGTTATGGGGTGGTGATGCAGGGAGAGACTGGGCTACTGCTATTTACAATAGATATAAGACTGAATTATCTGCCGATCCGCAAGAAAAGCCGCCAATCTTTACAGAAGATGATGAAAATTGGTGGTGTGAATTCTTAGAAGATAAGGGCGAGATTGTAGACGAGGAAGAGTGGGAGCTTATCGAAGCTGAGCCTGTTAATCTTGCTTCAGTTCGCAGTTATGCTGATCCTGATAAGCCATCTGAAATGGATAGCGGACTTTATAAAATCAGATACAGCTATTCAAAGAATCTAAGCGCTAATAGTAGAAAATTCTGCAGGCAGATGGTAAGCGCAGCTAATGCAGGTTACGTGTATAGATACGAAGATTTAACTGCAATGAGTGCAGATACTAATGAGCTTAATCCTAAGATGGGCCACAATGGCTCTACCTATAGCGTATGGTTATACAAGGGCTCAGTCAATTGCAAACACTACTGGGAGCGAAGAGTCTATTTTAGAAAGCGTGAGAAAGGAAGATTCATTGCAGATAATGGATTAGACTCAAGTAATCCAATTTCAGTGGCTAAAGCTATTCGTGCAGGAATGCCTCTTAAAGATATAGCTAAAGACTTCGCTACAGCTAACACTCGCACGTATGACTTACCTGATCATGGCAGATATCCAGCATAATAATTAAACACTAAACACAATGGCAATAGCACCTGAAATATTATTTATTAACGAGGAATTCTTAAAGAAATACACTCAGTTAAATGAGGCTGTAGATACTAACCTTATTCGTCCTGCTATGTACTTGGCACAAGATAAGTACATGACTTTGTACCTTGGAACTGACCTTACCAATAAGATTAAATCTGAGATAGAAAACGGCACATTAACAGGAGTGTATGAGACTCTATTAAATGAGTACATCGTTAAGCCAACGGCTTGGTGGTGTATGGTAGAGCTTTATCCTTTCCTAATGTACAAGCATGATAATGGTAACTTAGTTACACGTCAATCTGAAAACACTACAGCTATTAGTAAGGGTGAGATGGATTCATTAGTAGAGAAAGCACGTGAGAATGCTCAGTGGTATACACAAAGATTGGTAGATTACTTGTGCGACAATAGCAGCAGCTACCCTGAATACAGCTCTAATAACTTTCCTGATATTCACCCATTACGCAAAGTGAACAGGCAGAGCACTGTAGCTTTTAGTGAGGGTAGAAATTACGATAGCGCATGGAGTCGATTCAACGTGAGAGATTTCACTAATTAATAAAGGATGACAAAGGAAGAAAAAACACGCAAGGACTATGAGCGCAAGCTTAAAGTCTACTTATCTAAACGCGATAAAGAATTAAGAAAGAATGAAAGCACCAACAATCGAAGAGCTTAAGGCTCAATTTACCGAGCTTGGCTATAAATGGCCTACCATTCATATCGTGGGTATCCGCAGCAAAGCTAACGAGCCTAATAAATTTGATGATCTAATAGGATTGGTGCAAGGAGATCAGGTGAATTGGTACACTGGCACTACTAATCCAGGTACTTTTTGGCTGAATAATCCTATTAATAACGTAGGCACAGCTGTTTTAAAGGCAGGACAATACGTAGACACTTATGTTATAGGCTTACATCAGGGAAAATACACCGCTTTAAAGCAGGCTAAGAAAGTAACAGTGTTTAGAGATGCTGATAAAGATTCAGTGGCTGAGGAGCAAGGCAAAGAGGAAACAGGGCTATTCGGTATTAATATCCATCGCGCTAACGAATCTACTGAGTCTCGCAACATTGACAAGTGGAGCGCAGGCTGCCAAGTGTTAAACATTCCTAAGCAATACAAAGAGCTAATCCAAGCATGCATTAAATCAAACAAAAAGGCATTTACTTACACTTTATTACATGAGCAGTAAACAAGAAATAGCCGAAGGAGTAACCGGTACAATCAGCAGTATTTTGCTTAGTGTTCCTGCATGGATGGTAGATGTAGAATTCGCACTGAAGATTATTTGCTTAATCTTATCAGGTGTAGCTTCAGTTATTACTATCTATAAGATGAATAAGAAACGTAGATGAAATGGCTTAAGAGCATATTTAGTAACGAGTCAGATGCGAGCTCTAAGCGAGTGGCTTCTATCTTAGCGTTACTTGTATGCATTAACTTAAGTTACATTGGAACGTTTACAGATTATAAGACTCCCGAATACATGTTTGACGGCTTATTGATTTTAGCAGGGGGTGGATTAGGATTAACTGTTATAGAGTCTATCTTTGCCAATAAAAAGAAATCTAATGACTCAACAAGCCAAGAATCAAATTAAAGGAGCAGCAGTTATAGTAGTAGCAGTAACCATCTGCGCTGTTATGCAAATAATGTACATTGCCTTAAAGGATAGCAAGAAAGCCATTGAAGGATATGAGCGCAGATCGGAGAGAGCAACTCACGTAATAGATTCTTTAGAGGCTACAAACGTGCAGCGCATGCTTCAGATTGAGGAGTTAAATCAGCAGTTAGAAAGAAATAAAGAAATTTATGAAGCAAACATTAGCGCTATTGATTCTCTTGATAAGCATGGGCTGCGCAGAGCCATGCACAATCTACTCTCAAGCCTTACCGAAGAGAGATACCCTGGTCAGCTTAACGAGTGAGCAAGTAAGAAGCCTGCTTAAGCTCAAGGCTGAGCGTGACTATCTTAAAGGGCAAGTAGTATTATTATCAAAAAGTGATAGCATTGCAAGTTTTGTCATTAAGGACCAAGCTAAGACTATAGATGCCTACACTATTCTAAACGAAAAGACTGCTCAGCAGTTAATCAAATCACAGGAGCAGCTATACAAAGAAGCTGCACGTAAAGAATCATGGCGCAATACAGCGCTTATAGGTATTCCCATCTCATTCGTGGGTGGTATTATCTTCTCTATTATATTCTGAACTAACATTCTTTTGTTAATAACTTTGCTACATTTAGCAAGGTTTTTTTTGTTTATGTGAAATTTGCTTGTACATTTGCTAAAATTAAATCAATAAGCAAATGAAAAAAGCACTACTCTTCTTAGCCATGCTAATAGCAGGCCTACTCATCGGAGGATCATTCGATGCAGACACTCAGAAATTAGAATCACAACCTAATCACGTCAGCAAATGAAACAAGATTTATCATATTTTTTAAATCAAACTTTTGATGAACTTGAGAATATTAACAATAACTTTTTAAACATAAAAAAACAGCCTGTGAAAACACTTTTTCAAATTGTAGAAGTAGCCAAGTATGATGGCACTCGTTATTACTTATACGTAGATGGCTCATGCCACAAATCATTCAGCACTTATGAAGAGGCTTACTGCGAGTATACGCTGGCCATTAACTTCAGAGAGACTCGCACAGTCTTAGTAAGCAAGGAGGTAGAATTATGAGCTTCGTACTTAAAGTAACTCCACTACGTGAGGATAGAATCAGCTTATACACCCGCTTAAATATCCCTACCCGCTTTGAAGCAGAGACCTTTGAGGTGGCGCAGCAGATGGCACTAATGTTATTCGACCTTTACAACTTCAAAGAGACTCTGCCCTTCCAGGAAGAGTTCACAGAATATTCTATTGAAGGTGAAGGATTTTTGATTGAGATAGAAAAAGTTTTATAAATTAGCAAAAATTAATAATCATGAATAAACCAAACAATCTAACCGGTAAGGTTATCGTAAGTAGGTGGGATGCCGAGGCTTGCACATGGAGACTGTACACATCAGCACACTCCTATTCTTTAAATGATTTCTCAATTGCCAAGAAACATGGTGAGGTATTCCCTGAAGATGGGACATTCTTATACCAGTTCGAAAGCGAAGATGAGAACAACGTACACGATTACTTTATGAGCGACCGCTATGTTATCTGATCGCGCAAAGAGCAGATTCATCTGCGTGCAGAGTTCAGTAGCGGGAGAGCAACTGAATTACAATGAAATAGTACAGCATCTTCAATACGCAAAAGGCACAACTGCCTACGAAAATTGGAGAGCGCACTTCATCAATAATCCACATGAGCTACAATAGAGAGCCTGATTGGAACAAACTCAAGCCTGAGATAGATTGGGATGAGATGGAAGAAAAGTTAGCAGATAAATTAAGTACGTATATTAATCAAAACAAAATAAAACAAACAGTTATGAATCAGTCAGTAGTAAAATCACAGAAATTCGTTAGAGATTGGAATGGCCCATCAGGTACAATCTATTACTTCGACCTTGTGTTAGAGAATGGAGAGGTAGGCCAGGTAGGTGTAAAGGATATGAACAGCCCAAAGATTGCAGTAGGCGCTACTATTCACTACATTGCCGAAGAGCGCACTGGACCAACAGGCCGCAAGTCAACTAATTTTAAATTGCAAAATCCTAATCCATTTAATGGAGCAGGAAAAGGCATAGTGCAATCAGCATACACTTCGCGCAAAGAATCACCTGAAGTGCAGAACTCTATCAGCAGATCAGTGGCGCTTAACAATGCAGTGCTATTCTGCAAAGAGACTAAGGGAAGTAAGCCAGGTGATGTGATAGAGACTGCTGAGATATTCTTAGCATGGCTTAAGGAAGAGGAAGTTAAAGTTAGTTCACCAATTAATACTAAATTAGATGAAGCAGCAGACGATGAAATGCCATTCTAAGCTTACTCCATTTCACAGCTGGGTACGCAGTCACTTTGTGACTGTGGCTCAGTTCGCTGAAGTGTTAGAGGTAAGTTACCCTACAGCCCAAAAGTATATTAAGCAGCCTCGCAGTATGAAGGTTACGCACATAGGCAAGCTTGCTAATATTACTGAGGAAGAGATACCATATATTTTAGAATTAATGAAAGATAGCAAATGAAAAAACTTAAATTTCTATTACCAAAAGACGTTGAAGAAAAAGAAAGACTTGAGCATTATATTGAAATAAATGAAAACCATAAAATTCCAAACAAAGATGTTCAAGTAGAATTTGTTTATGAAATTTTAGATTTAGAGAAAGAACTGGATTATCGCTCTTACATTTATAAAAGAGAATATACCGAAGATGAATTTATAAAAGATTACATAAAAAGAAAATATAAAAGATACGTCTTATACAGTTATGAATTTGTTGGTGTATTTGATGAAAGAAAAAGATTTGTCGGAAAGATGCACGAAGCACAAGGACAATTTGTTGAAGCTTTAGACAAATTAGAATTTCTTAAAAAGATAGAAAGCGAAATGTATAACTATTTTTATAATCATTTTAACAATCTTGATTTTAGAAATCTTTATCAAAAACGAGACGGTATTTATTTAGGAACTCGAGGCATACCTTCAGCTATTGAAGATCCATTATTTGACCAAAGAATGTTAGGCATTTTATTGCGAAGTGATAATAGAATAATGACTACAAAAGAATACCACAATCAAATTAGAAAAATTAAAAAAGAATTAAAGAAAAAATGAGTCAGTTAGAGAAAAAGATAGCAGATTTAATTCTGCTAATACCAGCTGAGCAGCAGCAATACGCACGTAGACGAATAGATAACTTAGTTAGAGCTGTGATAGAGACGCCCATACCTGAGTTAAAGTGGCAAACCATTAATGGAGAGGTGGAATCTTTAAACGAGCAGCGTGTGAATTCAATGATGAAGGTAGTATGCAAATTAACTCATGTAGATTGGAGCGAGCTTAAGGGCAAATCTCGTAAGCGTGAGATTAATGACATCAGGCAAACGTCTATGTGGATTCTACGCAAGGGCACATCTTTAAGCTTTGCTAACATAGGTGCTATATTCAATAGGCATCACGCTACTGTGCTGCACGCTATAGATTCAGTGAATAACATGATTCAAACAGATCGCATGTACAGAGGACACGTGGAGCAGATTCTAAACCACTTAGATAACGAGAATCTAAATAAAGCTTTCGACAAACTAACAGATTAATAATTCAATAACTAAACCAATGAAGCAATTAAGTTTAACGTACGATACCGGTAAGGTAACTATAGAGCGCGTAAAGAGCGTGTGTGTTTTAATCAATGCTGGCATGACACCAAGTGCAGCCCTGAAACATGAGCGAATGGGTAAGCAATATCTGCAAATCATGCGAGAGGTGGGCATCATTAAAAAGATAGGCTCACGCGAATGGGAAGCAGTTAAGCATTTAAGGCAGGATAAATTCAAGCAGTTTATTGACGCTAAGAATAAATATTACAGTGATATTCAGGCATCAAAAGCTGATACTGATATGCTTGGTTTAGTCAATATGCCTAAGACTGAGCCTATAAAAAAAGCAGTAGCACTACCTTGGTGGAAAAGAATTTTGTTATATTTGGCCAATCATTAATCAATTAAACCAATATGACAACAATCTTATTGAAGCGCATTGAAGCGCTTGAAGAGAGGGTAAAAGCACTTGAATCTAAGCGCTCTGCCTCTACCAAATTCACCCCTCCATCACTTGCCGATGTAGTTAGCTACTTAGAAGATTTAGTTTTAGCTAAAAAATTCTATTGCCATTACGAGAGTAACGGTTGGAAAGTAGGTAAAAACTCCATGAAGAGCTGGAGAGCAGCCGCTGATCAGTGGAGAGCACGTGAGATTAACAATAAAAACACTACAGAAAATGAGCAAAGAATTGGCCGCATTAGTACAGCAGAGCTTCAGTCGTTCACTAAGCGCTGAGGAAAGAGCTATAGCTGAGTGCATTAGCTCACCTAAGTTACACACGTTATCTGAACAGGAGTTTAGAGAGTTAATTGCTCAGGCTGCTGTGATAAATTCTATTAAGGCTTTACCTTCAGACATAGAAGTAACTCTTTTACAGCAACTTACGCAAAATACGTATCGCAGTACAAGTATTAAAGATTGGCAGAATGCATTCTTATACAATGCAATAGGTAAAGACTTCGAAAGAGTAGAAGCTTTTAATCTATTCAGCATAAGCTTTATGGCTGATGTATTGAAACGCTATGAGGAATATAAGAGCAAAGTATGGCGAGAGCTTAACAAGGCGCTTATACTGCCTGAATCTGAGCCGAAAGAATACGCTGTAACCAATCCTATAGATGACTTGCACGCAGATGCTGAGCGCTATAAGAATGGTAAGCACGCTTGGGTAGAAATCTCTGCACCTTACAACTGCCAGCGCCTCTTTAGAAAAGGTATCTATAAGAAATCTCAATGGCTACCCGAAGTATGGGAACGCTTTGAAGATATTGCTAAGCAAAAGGTAGAGGCTAAGTTCAAGTCATCTAACAAAGTTATCTTAGGCGAATCTGCACAGTCAGAATTCGATGCGCTACAAAAGATAGAACTGAGCCGAATAGTTTACATTGACATTATAAAACAAATTAACAATGGCTAAAGATTGGACCGTAGAAGAAATAGAATACCTGGTTAATCATTACGCTGATAACTTTACTGAAGATGTAGCCAAGGCTTTAAATAGAACTGTTAGCGGAGTGTATGGTAAAGCTTATTCTCTCGACATTAAAAAGAGTAAGCTGCACCATGAGAGAGTAATGGCTAAGACTTCAATAAAGCTCAGAGAAAATTCTAAGATTCACCGTTACGCTAAAGGCCATGAGCCTGCTAACAAAGGAAAGAAATTAGCTGTATCTACTTACAATAAGTGCGCTCCAACAATGTTTAAGAAAGGTAATAAGCCTCACAATCATAGACCTGTAGGCAGCGAGCGTATTACTAAGGATGGATATTTAGAGCGCAAGGTAGCAAATCCTAAAACTTGGAGAGCAGTACATGTTTTAGTATGGGAAGAGGCTAATGGCCCAGTTCCGGCAAAGCATAAAATAGTATTTAAAGATAACAATCAGCTAAATTATGAGCTTAGTAATCTTGAATGCCTTTCTTATGCCGATGTAATGCGAAGAAACAGCATAGTTAGATATCCTGCGGATCTAAGATTTGCAATGAAAACACTTAAAAAACTAAAAAAACAAATTGAAAATGGCACGCAACAAGATTGAAGATTTAAGAAATCACCTATTCGAAGTGATAGAAGCGCTTAAAGATGGGGATATTGAGATGGATAAAGCTAAGACTATAGCAGATGTAGCACAAGTAATTGTGAACAGTGCTAAGGTAGAGGTAGATTTCATGAAGGTAGTACATGGTAATGGTAGTGGATTTATCCCATTAGATAACCGAGGCAGCTATGAGACTGCTAAGCAGCTAACTGTAGGAGGTGAAGATGAATGAAACAATAACTCGTGAATGGCTTTTAGACCATGGTTTTAAAAGTACAGGTACAAGAATATATTTTATGAAGGATAAAGATTTAGGCTATGACTTGGGTATTGTTAAAATGGCCATTGTAAAAGTCAAATATGGATTTATTCTATTAGAACATATTAAATCAACAAATGAATTGAGTGAGTTACACTACGTATTAACAGGAGAAAAACTATGAAAAAAGTAAAATTTATTCATCCTATCACAGGAGAAGCTCATGAGGTCATGTGCGAGAAAGTAGAAGGCTATGAGCAACGAGGTGACTTCTACCATCACTGCACAGTAGATGAAAAAACTGTAGCTTTAATTCCAATGTCATGGGCAATGATGAGAATAGAATAAGCATTTCTTCCACTAACAATAAGAGAGCTCAGCATAACGCTGGGCTTTTTTATTAATTATAGCGTATGAATCTATTTAAGAAAAAAAAGGAAGTAGTAGATTTAAATGCGAAGCTGCTGCCTGAGTTATGCAGCACTTATATTATTCAGTGGAACTACACCGAGGATATCGGTAATGAGGCTACGTATGCAGAAAACATTCCTTTCATGTTCGATGCGAGAAAGTGTGTCGGCATCCAGGCTGAAGTAGAGTTTAGATCAGATGGCACTTACTACGTAGGGCAGCGCACAATAGCACTGATGCAGGGCATTGATAATGGAATAGTAATAGACGTGCCTTACAACGAATTCAAAAAGCATTTTCAGGAGCTTAAATCTAATATAATAACTAATGATTACATCATCTCGAGAGGGTAGAAATATAATAATCACAACGTGCAAGAGTGGGGATAAGTTCCTCATGATTTCGGATGTGCACTGGGACAATCCCCATTGTGATAGAAAACTACTCAAAGCTCATTTAGATAAATGCTTAGCTGAAAATATTTATTTCGCTGTTAATGGAGATTTATTCTGTGCTATGCAGGGCAAGTATGATCCTCGCAGGAGTAAGAATGATATTAGACCTGAGCATAACGTAGCTAACTACTTAGATGCGCTTGTGAACACTGCAATAGATTGGTTTAAACCTTACGCTCATTTGATGGTATTCGTGGGCTATGGTAATCATGAAACAGCTATAACTAAGAACTGTGAAACAGATTTAATTGAGCGCTTTGTTAGCGGATTAAATAGAGAAGCAGGCAGCAATGTATTAGTAGGTGGCTATGGTGGGTGGTGGATTCACAGAGTGCTTAAGGGTAAAACTAATGCCATCGTATTTAAAACTAAATACTACCATGGATCAGGAGGAGGTGGAGTAGTAACTAAGGGAGTTATTCAAAATAACCGAATGGGTGTTATGATAGATGGCGCTGATTGTATTTGGAGCGGCCACGTTCACGAGCTATATCACCATGCCGATATGGTAGAAGAGTTAGCCTATGCGCATAACGGCGGCTATAGAATCAATATGCGCTACGTGCATCACATCAGAACTGCAAGCTATAAAGAGGAATATGATGAAGGGTACATGGGCTTTCATGTAGAGCGCATGAGACCTCCAAAACCTTTGGGCGCTTACCTTATGCAATTGAATTTAGAGAGAGTTAGTAAACCTGTTGATAGTACGTACATTGTGCCTAACTTTGTACAATGGAGAGACAAATAAACTACAATTTCAAGCCTCTAACACGACAAAGCGAGGCACTTAAATTTCTTTCAGTAGATTCAGATGTTGAAACTATCTTGTATGGTGGAGCAGCAGGCGGTGGGAAAACTATGCTCGGCTGCATGTGGCAGATATTACGCAGGCTTAAGTATCCAGGTACACGTTCACTAATAGGCAGAGCTAAGTTAGACACGCTTAAAAAGACTACTATGGCTACCTTTTTTCAAGTAGCTAATGAGATAGGCTTAAAGGCAGGTGAAGATTTTATCTATAATCAGCAGAGCCATATCATTAAATTTAGCAATGGCTCAGAGATTATACTTGCCGATTTGTTCCTCTATCCATCTGATCCAATGATGACGGATTTAGGCGGCTTGGAAGTTACAGATGTATTTATAGATGAAGCTACTGAGATAACTGAAAAGGCTTACAGCATTGTTAGCTCACGTATACGTTATAAGCTAAAGGAGTTTGGGCTTAAGCCTAAGATATTACTGACGTGTAACCCATCTAAGGGATGGATTTATAATCAGTTTTACTTACCATACAAGAATCAGAATCTGCCTGCTCACAGAGCATTTGTTCAAGCTCTACCTGGCGACAATATACACTTACCTGATAGCTACGTAACAAGCTTAACACGTTTACCCGAAGCTGACAGGAAGAGACTGCTTGAAGGAGACTGGGAATTTGATAACAGTTCAGATAGATTATACATGTATGATGAACTCATGCGCTGCTTTCGCGAGCCAATGAATGTAGGAGAGGGATATATCACAGCAGATATAGCGCGACTTGGAAAGGATAGAACTGTGCTATGTGTATGGCGAGGCTTAAGCTGCATAGACATTGTAATCTTAAGGCAGAAACGACAGGATGAAGTTAAGGCAGAGATACAGCGCTTAATGAATCAGCATGGCATAAGACTAAGCAACGTGCTCGCAGATGCTGATGGGGTGGGGGGTGGCTTGGTAGATAGCCTACGCTGCCGAGAATTTATGAACGGCAGTAAAGCTGTGAGAGGTAATCAATACATGAATCTAAAAGCAGACTGTTACTTTAGGTTAGGCGAGTTGATAGATAAGAATGAGATTACTCTGCCTATCAAATGGCAAGAAGATATAGTTAAAGAGTTAGAATTGATTCGAAGAGTAGATCCTGATAAGGAAGGTAAGCTCAGAGTAACATCAAAAGATACTATCAGCCAGCGCACCGGAGGAATCTCTCCCGATATAGCAGATGCTATTATGATGAGAGCTTATTTTGAGCTCAATAGAAACTATACTAAGTATGCGTTTATCTGATTAAAGTGTTATTTAGCACACTTTATTATATTAAAATGTGCTTTATGACGGATATTACATACTATAATGTGTATTTTTATTATACCCTAAAGGGGCAATTAAGGAGTACTCCCTATGTTTTCTATCCCTAATGGGTATAAAACTAAAATAGGCCTGCACGTTTGCAAGCCTATCTCAGTAATCAATAATCATTGCTAAACCAAAAGCAAATTCATGGCTCAAAGATATAGCGCTAAATGCTATGTGAATAAGTATGTTAACAAGATGTTTATTTCGATTAAGTTAATAGTCTAATTTTGAATCATGAAGAACGAGGAAGCCTTAATACAAGAGGCTGTTATTAACTATATTAACGCTCAATATCCGAGACTTCTTTACTGCGCTTCAGCAGGAGGTGTTCGCACGTCTATGAAACAGGCTGTGAAGATGAAGAAAACAGGATACGTTAAAGGCTTTCCTGATATCTTTATCTACAACGCTAAGGGCCCATTCTTTGGATTAGCTATAGAGATGAAAACAGCTAAGGGTGTTATGAGTCAGAGCCAAAAAGACTGGCAAGCAAAGTTAATTAACAACGGCTACCATGCAGTTACATGCAAGAGCTTCGATGAAGCCAAACAAGTTATAGATGACTACATGGCGCAGTGAAATAGATAGATGCTATCCCGAATGGCGCAGAGTAGCAGCAACTGTTACGCGCCAAGATTTAGCCGATGAGCTGCTCCACGATACGCTGCTTAAGATATTAGAGAGTGATAAAGATAAATTACAAGATATTCACGATAGAGGTAAGCTCAATAACTACGTGAGCAACGCTATTAGACTCTCTGCACGATGCAGTAATAGCTCATTCAATTATACCAGGTTAAGATTCGAAAAGATACGCAATGATCTGAAAGATGATATTATAGATGATGTAAACAAGAGCGTAGGCATGCGCTTAGAAAATGAGCAGTTAGATATCTTCATCAGCAGGCTGCCTTACTTTGAGAGGGAGCTATTCTTTCTCTATGCATTGGATGATTTCTCTTATCAAGAATTAGCTAAAGAGACTGGTATACCTTTGAACTATCTTTACCGTACAATTAAGAAAGCTAAAACAACACTTAGAAATTCACTACAGATATGATGATAAACAGCACAGACTTCGAAGCACGCGTTAAGGTGTGTAAAGAGTGCCCTGTCTATAACAAGCAGTTTGGTACTTGTGGGCCTCCTGTAAATGCCATTAATCCATTTAAACGGCCTCATCAAATTGGTGAGGTAATCTTTAAGCCTTGTGGCTGTCCGGTAGATCACTTAGCAAGCTATGCAGCTACTGACTGCCCAGCTAAGTTATGGCCAAAGCTTGAAGAGAAAGATTGGAAGATGCCAACGCTTGAACACATCAGAGAGATCAGAAAGCGCGGCAGGTTAGCACCTGGTGAGATGGCTAAGTTATTTAAGCTAAGAAAAGAATATTTAGGTATTCGCGATGGTAAGAACTTCACGAGCTGCACTCCATGCATGAACGAGCTGCTGAACAAATTAGAGAAGCAGTTAGAGGGAGACTTGGCTGCAATAGAAGCAGAGATTACTCCCGAACCAATAATAGAGGTAACTAATACACCAATAAAAAAACGTAGAGCTAAACGTAAAAAACTATGACACTATTAACAATCTATTTAGTAGGCTTCCTACTGCACTTTGCAATCTTATCTACTAACATTTACAGACATCAGAGGCACTTATCTTCTTACCATTGGTATGCTTATGTGGGTGTGGCTTTTACAGGGCTTGTATGGCTGCCTTTTTGGATATACATCACAGTGCTCAGATTTAAACAGCCCAAATAGTTTTCCACAATAGTGAGTGTAATTAATTTACATTTTTATATTTGTCTCATGCGCAAGATTACTGTTAGACATAAGATTGATTTAAGGTTTAATAATTCCCCTCTGAACGGGCGCATACGTTCTTTGGGGTTTTATTGTTTTAAGAGATGAGTAACATCCATTACCTGAGTAAGTCAAAGCTCAGTAACCAATGACTACACTTGCATCACATCAATGCTTGGAACGAGCAATTACTCTTTTAAGAGTGAGGCAGTTTGTTTTTCTTGGGGGAGCTTTTTCTTTTCTTTCTTTTTCTTTTTACCTTTTTTCTTTTTCTTTCTTTTCTTTTGTTTATGATTAAATCTACTGCTAACAATAAGCTAAGAGCTGCTAAGAAGCAGATATTTAGTATACTGCTAAAGCAATATGCTATTAAAGTTAAACCTGGTATAAAGCAGAAGGTTTATCTTAAAGAGTTCTTATCTTTAAATAATTTGACTGCTCCAACAAATAATAAACTAAATGAGTACATTATAGAATTATTTGATAGTGCTGATTTTGATGTGATAGGTGCTAACTATGATAGAAATTATAGCCCATCTGATTTAAAGAAATTGAGGGTGCGATTAGTAAAAATGTATGGAGAAAAATGCATGTGCTGCAATTCAACTGAGCGCATATCAGTAGACCATATTAAACCTTATTCATTGTACAAAGAATTATCTTTAGATTTGGATAACTTACAACTACTATGTAAGTCATGTAACAGTAAGAAGTCTAATAGGCATTCTACTGATTACAGGCCATTAACTAAAGCTAAAAGCTAATTACACTAATAGTTATAACTAATAAAGATTAATATAAATGAGTGACAATAACTATAACTTTTTAAAAGCTCAAGTAAAAGCATTTCATCCTAACTGGACTGAAGAGCAAGTTAACAAAGAATGTGAGCGCATCTTAAATGATGGTGAGGGTGGAGAGGATGAGAGCTGCCTTTATTGTGGATCGTAATCCAAAATTATTGTAGTTTTTTTCGATTGTAATCCAAAAATATGATATTAATACCAGCACAACTTGAAAGCGTAGGCACAAGAAAAGATAAGACTCTTAAGCTTACCTTTGGTACTAATGAGCTTTCACCGGCACAAGCTGCTGAACTGTTCGGTACAGCCAATCAGTTCGGTTATCTTGCATTTAAAGATGAGAGCTTTAGACGTGAGGAGTTAGATGCAGTAGAATCGCTTAAATCAGAGTTAGAAGATACACTTAAGAAACCATCACAACGGCTACGCGGTATAATGTTTAGAGTTTATGAGGTTGATTCAGAGGGATTTACTACATTTGCTAAATACTATGACAGTAAGATGGAGCAGTTAATAACACACTTTAAGAATAAGTTAGCATGAGTGCCAAGGTCGGAAGTAAAACAGAGCCAAACTCGGAAGGAGATAACTTACAAAGTCTTACCATTAAAAAGGCTGCTATGTATGAGGCACTTACAAAGAACTTAGGCAACGTAACTAAGTCAGCTGAGGATATCGGAATACATAGACAGACGCATTACGATTGGATGAATGATGATCCTGAATACAAGGCAGCGGTAGACTCACTTAAAAACGTAGCACTTGACTTCGCAGAGGAGCAGTTACGCAAGCTGATGGAAGGAGCAGAGCGCCAAGCCTTAACGCACGATGGTGAGGTAGTAACTATTAAAGATGCACCTAATACATCAGCTGTTATCTTCTACCTTAAGACGCAAGGTAAGCAGAGAGGGTATATCGAAAGGCAAGAGCTGAGCACAGAGATAAAGAGCATTAACATAACTATAGACGGTACAAATATTTAAGCTATGACACCAGAATATAAAGCTCAAGAGCTATTTGATAAGTATTGGAAATATCTAAGGGCTAATTTACTTTATGATGAAGAAGCTAAAGAAGACGCAAAACAATGTGTTATTATAATGGCAGATAGTATTTTAACAAATTCAACAAAATTATTATCTTTTGAAGATATTTATTTTTGGAATGAAGTAAAGAAAGAAATAGAAAAGCTATGAGCGACAAGATAATAAGCACTAAGTATTCAGACCAAACGCTCGGCACTTACGTAGACTTTATGGCTGCAGGTGAAGATACTGTTTCTCAGATTCAAGCTATCACAGGGCTAAAGCGAGACGATATCAGGAAGATAGACATGGCTACAATCGAGAAGATAGTGAGTGCCTATGCTAATGGATTAAAGAATGATGAGAAGGTATTTAAGCAGTTCATAGAGATAGATGGTATTAAGTTTGGCTTTCATCCTAACCTAAAGAGCATGACGTTTGGAGAGTGGTTAGATCTATCAGAGCTGAGTAAGAACTTCCCTCACCAACTGCCTGAGCTCATGTGCATCCTCTATAGACCTGTTACGGCTGAGATTAATATGCAGTACAAGATAGAGGAGTATGACAGTGATGTGCACCTTAAGTACGCACCTCAAATGAGGAAGATGAACTTAGCTAATGTGAATGCTGCGCTGCTTTTTTTTTCGACACTCAGAAACGATTTAGTGAACAATACACCCGAATATTTAGAGAAGGAGCTGGAGAAGCTGAAGAGGGAGATCAGTCAGTTAGCAGACGAGGTGAAACATTAGCAAGTGTTTATCAGTGGTGGCATGTGATAGAGGAGATGGCTGAGCGAGATATAACTAAATTTGATGCCATCACTAACACAAGAGCTTCAACAATCTTCACCCATTTAACCTACGCGATGGACTACGCTAACAGCATGCAACAAAAGCTCACTTAATTTCCACTATAAGATATGAGCACAATTAACTACACATACAACGTAATAGTAGATAGGTTTAGACAGTTCGCAGCAGGGCATTTCCAACTGCGTAGGTTTACGCATGGTGAGATTAGCCAAGCCGATTTAGAGAAAGAGGCAGAGTGGCCATGGCTGCACGTTAAGCCTCGCGCTATTAACTATTCGCCAGGTACTCGCAGCTTCAGCTTTGAGATATTCATTTCAGACCTTCCTCGCGATAAGGAAGATAAGACAGGCTATCAGGCTGAGTCTATTACTGACTGCTCATTAATCTTCCAAGACTTAATTAACGAGATTTATTTGGGCAATATGTTTGGGGATCAGGTGGTGCTTAGCAGGCCTGTTAACTCTGAGCCATTTGTTGAGCAGTATACTCACACCTTAACGGGTGTAACAGGAATTGTTGAGCTTAACTTAGATTACGATTGGTCAGCATGCAGCATTCCTGCAAGCTGGAACTATAACACTCCTACTGATTCGCCCTCAGATGGATGGGGAGCACTTCAATTTATTGAGAGCTTAGATCAGAATGGGGTATTCGTTAGCTTGCTTAATGACGAGGAAGCACCGGGCAATAGTTACTACTATGGTACTAATGCTGAGGGAGTAAAAGGATGGTATGCTATAGTGGATAACATCGGTCTTACTTGTGAAACTTTACCTGAATGCGCTACCATTATCTCTATAGTAGATGACATTTCAAGCCTTCAGTCTGACATGCTGCTTAAGGCTAATACAGCAGATTTAGGAGTAGTAGCATTTAGCAACGATTATAATGACTTAGACAACAAGCCTACTATCCCTGCTGCTCAGATTCAGAGTGATTGGACTCAGGCTAACAACGCAGCTTTAGACTTCATTAAGAATAAGCCAACGATACCAGCAGCGCAAGTTAATTCAGATTGGAACGCAACGAGCGGAGTAGCTGAGATACTTAACAAGCCTACCATTCCATCTATCGCAGGCTTAGTACCTGAAACGCGAACGCTGACCATTAACGGCACAACGCAAGACTTAAGCGCCAACAGAACATTCACGATCGCGACAGGCTTAACCGTAGGCACTACACCAATAACAAGCGGAACGGTAGGGAGAGTGTTGTTTGAAGGGACAGGCAATGTGTTGCAGGAATCAGCGAACTTCTTTTGGGACAATACGAATGCAAGGTTAGGTATTGGTACGGCTTCGCCAACATTTAGATTGGAAGTACAAGGTGGTGATGTTCGATTTTCGAATGCTTTAACAATAGGAACTGCTGGTGGAACTGGATTTCAATTTAGTAGTAATACTATCACAACTATTCAAAATGGTTTTTTAACTATTGATACTGCAAGTGGAAGACATTTTAATATCACAAATGCTGCTATTTCTTCATATTATTTCAGAGTCGCTCCAACAACTGGAAATGTTCTCATCGGCACAACAACAGACGCAGGCTATAAGCTCGATGTGAATGGGACGGCTCGTATAAGTGGAACATCACTTACATTAAGTGCAAATAATCCGCAAATAATTTGGAATACTGGAGCATTTGGATTATATAATGGAACAACAAGATTAATGCGTGTTGATTATCTTGGTTCTTATCAATTGCAACAAAGTTTAATCGTTGCAGCATCTTCTGGAACTGCTATTAATGCTTCAGCAATTTTAGAAGCGAATAGCACAACACTTGGCTTTTTACCTCCTCGCATGACCACAACGCAAAAGAATGCAATTGCTTCACCAGCGGCAGGGTTGGTAGTTTACGATACAACTTTGGGTAAACTTTGTGTAAGAGGAGCAGCAGCGTGGGAAACAATAACTTCAGTATAATAAATAAATATAAATACAATGGCTAAAATACAACCAATAGTCTTTCCTTTAAATCAAGGAACAGCAACCGAGATGACAGTTCTAATCTTGAACTTCGAAACATCTGCAACAACTTGCACTACCTACTACGAGTTAAAATCTGAGGCTACTGAGGAAGTGCCTTCAAAGGTTTTAAGCAATGGAAATTACACATTGACCGAGCAAGAGTTCGCAGCGTGGGGTGAAGATAATTCGTGGGTGGAGCAATGCGTGGCTAACGCGATAGGAGTAACAATTTTATCTTTCTAAACATGAACTTAACAGAGGAACATTTGAAGCAACTTGACGCTTTCATCCAAGAGATGCCTGTCAAATTTGGCTTACCATTAATCCAATTCTTTAACAAGATAAAAGAGGAAGCTGAAAAGGAATGAGCATACTTGCTGAGCTATTTGAACAGGGAGCGCTTTACGATGTGCTTTTAGATTTCGGAGAATCCGTTACTGATCGCGCACGCTCTAACATTCGCATTCAGCAGACAAGATACGGCAAGAGGCGCAGAGCCAACACTACAGGTACGCTTGCAGCTTCATTGTATTACGACATGGATGTAACCGGTACTACTCCATCTATCTCATTCAACTCATCAGCTGACTACGCTAAGTGGGTGGAATACGGAAGGCAAGGTAAGGAGAGTAATTATAAGGGAATAGATACACGCTTCGCAGCCAGCGCAGCTAAGCCTCCTGTGGATGCTATTCTTAATTGGATGAATCTAAAGAAGATTAAGTTACGCAGCATAGGTGAGACAGGGCGCAGAACTAAGTTCGCTAAGAGCTCAATAAACAAAGATGAAAAGCAACGATTAGCAGTAGCTACTGCTATGGCTAAGAGCATTGAAAAGAAAGGTATTGCTCCGCTCTACTATTGGAGAGATGCATATCTTGAAACATTACCTGAATATGGAGCGCAGCTTAACGAAGCAATGGGGGATGCGGTGTATATCTACATCTTAAATCAAACAAGAAAACTAACTAATATTAAACCTGTCTAATAATGGCAATAACAATACATCAGCAGCCATACGTATTCACTGCGCTTAAGCAGAAGCTTATCGTAGTGGCTACATCTTCAAACATAGGACAGCCTGGCTTTCGCTATGTGATAACTGTTAGCAATGGCACTACTTCTAATGTCTTTTACGTGCAGCCTAACATCAATGGCGCTTTAGTGTTTGACCTTAACCCTGTAGTAAGTTCTGCAATGGATTTGGGAGTAAATAGCACTGACTCAGTTCCTTCATTATTTGCATCTATAACGGTGCAAGATGCGGATACATCGCGTAATGTTTTAGGCATTAGCACAATTATTCAAGAAGGTTATGAGGTGCTTGGTGTGTTCACTGTGCAAGCTACTGAGTACCCATTAGATGGCAGCGCTTTAATCAATGCAGCGTTTCAGATTAGTGACGGCTTTAATCCTAATCCAGCTACTCACTTTGCACTTACATCAGGCACAAGCTACATTATGAGTGACTTAGTACGTAGCACCTATGCAATGGATGACGTATTAACTCAGTATAGCTTAGGCGCTAATACCATAGGCATAACAGGATATAATGATGACTGGGGAGTGCTTACTCTTCCTGCTGATGACGGCACGGGATTAACAGGTAATGCAATAGACGAAGTTCAGATAGTGCAATTCAATGCAGCAGGCTCACCTGTTCAGACCGACACTTTAGCGTGTGTAATTGCGGCAGGAACAATTAACCATCTTCCTCTCTTACCGGCTAACATCAATGACATCTTCGGATTAGATAGCACATGGCATCATTACCTAATTAACTTTAAGACATCATTAGGCGCAGCATGTGCACGATCCATAGCTGTATTCAAGGCAGCAGACGAATGCAGATTCGATAAGGTAAGATTAGGTTGGACAAATAGCAGAGGCGGATGGGATTACTTCAACTTTACTAAACGCTCTGAGGAAAGTTACTCAGTGGAGCGCAAGAGATATAGAAAAGTAGTGGGTAACTACGGCACAGCAGATGAAACTACAGCGTTCGGCTTTAACACTTATGATAGAGGGTTAACCGAGCGCAGCCCATTTGTTGAGAAGATGATGCGTATACGCACTGACTATTTAACTGAAGGGCAGTTTGAATATCTTAAGAATCTTATTTACTCCGAATCGGTTTACATGATTGGAGCAGATGGAAGCGCTACACCAGTAGTAATTGAATCTAATAACTACGTAGCAATCAAGACTCGAAGTTACGCAAAAACAGACTTAGAATTGACATTGAAATTTAGCAACGATTACACAGCATGAAGCCATCAGTAATTCTAACAGTTAAGGCAACCAATGGAGCTGCTGTAGTAGTAGACTTATACGAGAATGAGAGCATTAGTTACTCATCTAACTTTAACAGCATCTCTGAGTTTACTACCAGGGGTGCTTTCTCGCGTGAGTTTAGAATCCCTGCAACGAAGGCTAACGTAGATTTCTTTGGTCAGCAGTATAACGCTAACTTGCTTAATGATGACACTACGCAAATCAATGTGCTTCGCAAGATAGAGGCAACGCTTTCAGTGGATACCTTACCCATTGCAGAAGGGCACATACAATTCAAGCAGGCCATTACTCAGCAAGGCAAGATGCATGAGTTCGTTATAGCATTCTTTGGAGAGACTGTAGACTTAGCGCGAAGCATTGGAGATAAACTGCTGAAAGAATTAGATTACTCTGATTTAGACCATGACAATACTTTTGAGAATGTTAATGCTATAAATGACAGTACGTTATTTGATGGCGCTGCATGTTACACTTTAACTGATAGAGGGCAGAATTGGAGTGAAGATACAGCCATAGGCAGCAGAAGGATATTCAGCTCAGTTAATCCTATCTATACAGGTGAATTAACCTTAGCACTTCAGGCTAAATGGCTTCTAAATAAGATAATTACTGAGGCAGGCTTTACTTGGAGCGGAACTACAATAGACGAAGAACTTCAGCGCATGTACGTGCCTTACATTACAGGGCCACGAACTGAAGGATTAAGCAATGATGAGGCTAAGTTTAAGGTAGAATTTGCTACAGACACTGCATTTAATATCAATGTTCAAGGTGACCAAAGTAATTATTTCAAGCAGCTTACAGGATGGACTGAGATAAGTGATCCATCTAACAGCTGGGCATCTAATGCTTACACTGCTCAAGGTAGTTTTCAGGCTAATTTTGAGATAGACTTAAATATTGAAGTAGATACTACAGGCTATTCTTCAGATACTCAGCACGTGTATGATATTATGTGGAAGAGAGTAAGAGGCGGAACTGAGTTATTCTTTCCATTTCCGCTATCTATGGGAGTGGGACCTACATCTTTGCAATACACACAAGGCATAGGATGGCAGCCAACTACTCCTGTTAATCCATTCAATGTATCTTCTAACTTTCAGTTAGACGTGCAAGATGGTGACGTGTACACGCTTTACATTTTTGCTCATCAGGGAAGTTCTCAGAGTGTTGAAATTAAAGCAGATAGTTACGCTGCCTTCTCTTATGTTAGTGGATTAAGTTATGCTTATCCAGTTCAGATTGCTAACAACGCACCTGAGATGAAACAAGTAGATTACTTGCGCGACATTCTTAAGATGTTCAATGCAGTGCTTGTGCCTAATCCTAACATGCCTAACGCAGTAGAGATTATTCCAATGGTGGAATATTTGGGAAGCGGTGAAGATTACGATTGGACAGGCAAATTAGATCTATCTAAAGACATTGTCTTAACTCCTGCTGCTGACATCAGAAAGAGATTATTGAAGTGGAGTTACAAAGAGCAGGGAGATTTCTTCAATGCTAAGTATAAGACAGGAGCACAGCGCATCTATGGTGAGTTAAGGTTAACTGATCCAGGCAATGACTTCAGCACAAGTGACTACACTGTTGAATTAACTTTTGGCGCTTCACCTTGTGACCTTATACCTAACACTAACTACATCATCCCAAAGTACTTTAACGAAAAGGGTGAGTTTATGACACCTGGGCCGCGCATTCTTTACAGAAGAGATTTCGCAGAGAGCGCTGTAGTTATGGTATATGATGAAGTAGCAGAAGATGCAAGCTTTACAGTCATCCCACTACTTAGCCATTACAAATCTATTCCAACAGAGATAGGTACAGATGACCTAAATTTCGGGCAAGAAATTCCTCCGCATCCAATTGAGGCTATGCCATTGCATACGCTTTTTGATAGATATTGGAGAGATTATATCGCAGAGCTTTACGATTCAGAGCAGAAGATAATGGAGGCTTATTTTAAGTTATCTGTAACCGATGTATTTGGGTTAAAATTTAATGATAAGATTTGGGTTAAAGATTCATGGTGGAGAGTAATAGAATTAACCGATTATATTGTAGCAGATGAGCAAGTAACAAAGTGCAAGCTTATTCGTTTACTTGACATCGGAGCGCTATGTGAGTTTACACCATCTACCATTAACGTAAGCACAGGAGCAGTAGAGTTTTTAGATTACGATGGAGATACAAGTTATGGCTCACAAACATGCTGCGAATATTACGGCTATACTTGGAGCGGAGTAAAAGGCAGATGTTATGCATCTACTTTAACGAATGGCACAGGCGGTATAATCGGCTCACCAAATAACTCAGGCGGTAGCAATATCACTAATACAAGTGGTAACCAAAAGAGTGCTACCGGTATGGGTAACGTAGTTCGTGCTGAAATTGAGAATAATAACGAGCGCATCTTTGTTAGTGGCTTAGGCCATGGCATTAGCCCTAACAATAACTACAGCCAAGCCATGGGCTATCGTAATTTCATCAGGCCTAACTTAGAAGGTACTACTGTGATGGGCCGATGGGCAGAAGCAGATGTAAGAGGGGTGCACTTTGGCGGGGGTACTTGGTACGATGGAGCAAGTGACTTTGGAACAACTATACCAGGGCGAAGCCAACATGGCTTTATTCAACTGATGGGAGTAGGTGAAATGGCATCTAATCCAACTGATGTAGACTTGTTTATAGATGGCATTAACAACGGTGTAATAACCATGCCTACTGAGACTGTATGGGCTGTTAAGGTATACATCTCAGTCATGGAATATGATTACGGTGTTTCTGATTTCACAGGCAAGGTGGCATCTGTTGAATATAGCTGCATGGTATGGCGCGATAAGGTAACTCATTACTCGGCTACACCACATAAGATACATGAATTCGTTAGCGGCTTTTCATCTAACACATTTGTACTGCATTTACCTATTGTTAGCAATAAGATAGCACCGTATTTAGAGTGCAAGCACACTGGTAAAACAGCTGTAATCAGCGCGACATTCCAATACACTCAAACTAAATTCCAACGTACACCTATAATATGACAAATCCACAGCAAGACATTATATTTAGTATGACTTTACTACGCTCAGGAGTACCTGGCAAGAGTAAAGAATTTCACCAAGCAAGTGGCATCCATCACGCGAGGCTAAAGGTGTGGCAAATAAGGGCTATTAATTACACTATACTATTAGGAGTAATAGGTTTAATCGGATTAACAATTTATAGCGTAATATAATGGCTACACAAGAGATGATATTGAAACTCTCGTTTGACGATGAGGGTACATTTGTAGGTTTAGAGGATATCAATCAGGAGCTTCAGAAAGTAAATGATTCTACAGCGCAGGTAGAGAAAACTACCAAGACTTTAAAGGCTCAATATGCTGAACTGAAAAAGCAGCAAGACCAATACGATCCAGGTACTAAGAAATTCCAAGAGCTATCCGTTCAGATGGGTGAGC